GTTAAACACCTCGCTCCTAACTTCCTGCCTCTTAATGAAGTCACGCCAGAACTGCCTACGCTGCGTCCGTGTCCATCCAGCCTGCCGCATACGCCAGTCCATCGCATCAAGTATACGCAGGCTACGGTTTATCCGCCATTTGCGATAACAGCTAACAACGGCATCAAAGGGATAACGCAGATATCCTAATAACTTTCTCATTTCCACTCCTCCGGACTTGTACCATCAATAATATAAGCCGCTATTTGTGGAAAACACGCTTCGTCCCCACGATACACCAAACCGTTCTCGGACATGTTCTGCCGGCAATTAATAACTGTGATGGTTGGTGTCTGGCTCCCATCATCCTCCGTAACCAGCCTCGCCCGTAGATTTACCTGGACAATAGACGGCAACTCACTAAACCCAGCCGCATCATACTTACCGTTCCACACGCTATCATCCGAATTGGCACTCTTCTTCACATACTGCCTTTTATACCGGGCTATCAGGATAAGGTTCTTGTCATTATCAAATGCCTCGTCTATAAGTTTCCGGAAAACACTATTAACCTCGGCATAGTGATGTGGCTTGATCTGGGTGAGTTTACCAAAGTGGGCCATCCTTGCCATTTCCCATGCCTCAGTATCGGTATCCCAGATGATGGTGCGGATATTGGGGTCGGCCAACAGAATACGATGGTCTTTCTCAAAACTATCCCATTTCTGCTCATGCTCTTCCTGGGTGCTTGCTGGCAGCTTCCTATAATCCTTCACACTAATATCCTTTGTAGCCAGCGTCCCATCAACAAACTTCTCCACAACACCCTCAAGGCCACGGTCATTGTTGATAATGCCGATGGGCCCCGGCGCAGTGAGAGCAAAATGCGTCTTGCCATTCTTTTCCAACCCACCTACCCGCATAACCAATCTACGCTTTACCGGTCCAGCTACTACTTTCTCAAAACCTTTAGGCATCCGTGTCCTCCTCATCTAATATGGTGGGTTTAACATATCCGCGTTCAATTGCCATAGCCATCATGAGGCGGGTGAAGGCATGGGCTAGATGATCCTCAGTACAAGGCAGAACCCCGCCGCGTAAAGCCTCACCCCCGGCTGCTTTTACATGTGCCGCGGCATGAGCAAGGTGTGTCACAACGGGCTGTTTCTTCCAGCTATCGTGATCATGATTGCCGTCCCCAGCCTCCATCACCTTTTGTATCTCATCCACGACCTGATACGGCCACAACTCCTCAGTTGTGGTCACATTGATATTAACTGTTTTCTGTAATCCCATTTACATATCCTCCTTACCCGTGTTAAGTATAGCCATCTGCCCTTCCAACTGCTCTATCCTGATCTGTGCATCAACCAGATGAGCCGCGAGGTGTAATAGAAAGACGGCGTGTATAGGTAATATAGTACCTGGTGCCACCCGCACACGGCTATTAGCAGCACCAGATATCCCCTTAAGGAGTTCGATGAAATCATCCTCAGCCTCGGCTATCTTTTCCAGCGCACTAAGCACCTCCGCCGATAAGTTTATCATCCCACCCTCCCACTAACCACGGTAGTCTCCGTCACTTTAAACCCGGGCATAGTATTGAATTTGCTACTCACTATCCCATTCGCCTTCGCATACCGCTTCGCCGCACCCACATCCACCGTCAACAGCACCGACGGCAACTTATCATGGAACACCGCCTTGATAACATCCATCTTACTTACCAACTCCACCTTGATATCCTTTCTCACCGTGGTAGAGCCACCACCGGTACGCACAGTCCGCTGCACATCCGCAACCGGGATTACGGAATTAACCACTACATCGGCATCAAGCAGCTCCTCTGCCCTGTCCATATCCCCATCAATAATACATTGCTCGGCTTCCGCGGCCAACTCCGCCTTCTGAGCCCTCTCCTCCTCCAGCTCCTTCTCCTGCGCTTTCCTCTCCGCTGCCATCCTCACCTTCTCCTGCTCCAGGAAGTCACGCCCTATCTCCCTATCCACAATAAGCCGCGCTTGCTTAAACGGAGCACTAAGCACCTTCAGCCTCGCCAACAGATCCTTATGTAGCCTGTTGGCCGCATCGATGTCGGGCCGGAACTCTGCCTCGATGGCTTTGATGGCTTTCCGGGTGTTGGATGTGAATTCAGCTGCGCTCTCCCGGGTAGCCTGGTCCACTATCATGAGTGCTTCCGCCTGTGCTATCACCTGCTGACTGTTCTCCTCGTACATCTTTAATGCTGTTGCTTCCATAGTTCACTCCCCTTCATATATCATTAATTATCTGTTCCTCTGCTTCATCTTCCCACCGGCTAACCAGCTTTTTGAAATCAACGGAAATTACTAAATCATCCAACTCACCCGCCCTGATTAGCTCATCCCACTCTTTTGGTACAATAACATCGAATTTATTCCCTATAACTCTTAGAAAGCGTATAAGGGATAGTGCGCGATCTCTTGCCTTCTGCGCCGCTCTTTGTCGTACGCGCTTCTTTAACGAAACCATGACGATTACCCTCTCCTCTTCATAGTTTTAACATGATTCAACACTGCTTCCCAATTCTCATCCAGCTCCCCCTGCGTAAACACCAGCTCCCAAGGCGCGTATGCGTTGGCAGGGTCATGCATTATAGCTACGTGATGCAGCACCCGGAACACGCACTTCCGCACTCCCAACATCTTACAATACCCCTTCACCTGCATAAGCCACTTCCAGTTGTTAGCTGGGGTAGACTCGGCGGAGAGGGCAGTGCATTTATACTCCTCCACTACCTTCTCCTGATTACTACCGCGAGTATATCCATCAGGGCTCCCAATAACTCCATCCAACTCAATCTCACCAATTCGGACGGCTGCCTTCTCCCCAAACGCCCTCGACAATGCCACCTCCCACAGATACCCCTTCTCAAATTGCAGCATCGTCGCCTCATCCACCTTCCTCTCCGCAGTCTTCATCAGCTCCCGATCCATATCATGTATTACATCGCTGAGGTGTAACCCAGGACTCCTACTCTTCGTCTGCTCCGTCGTCCACGGGAACTCCTCTTGTAGCTTCTGTATCCTCATCTACATTCTCCTCTAAAAGATCCACGTCCCCCTCAGTAATAACATCAGGGTCACCAACCAATTTACTGGTTGCTTTACGTAATGCTGCCCCAGCCTTTGCACCATCTATTCCGGCCTCAGACAATTTATTAAATGGAAATGTCTTCGCATCCCTCACCTGCACCCACCTCTGTATCAAGGCTAACTTCTTATCACCGGGCGCCCGCATAAACTGTGCCAAGAAGCGTTTCCGTTTCCGTATATCCATACCTTTCTTGATGAAATGCGCCAACACAGCATCAAAAAGCTCGTCTGGCTGCCCCATCACATCCTTGCTCACATACACTATAAACTCAGTTTCTCTCGCCATACTACTCTCCGTTTAATATAGGGGCGGCCTGGAATTGACCACCCCCAAGGTTAATTTAGTCCGCCATCTTGAGTATTCCATCCTCCAGCGTCCACTCATCACGGCCGCTAAGGTACTCATCATTCTGCGCTAATTTGATGGCGCTCTTCTTATCTCCCGGCAGGTTGGGCACTTTGAACAGGGATGACAGCATATCGGTTTTTGCAATCGGATCATCGCTATCAGCTAACAGGCCAAGTATGGTCATAGCCAACGCATCCGCAAGTCCTGAATCGACAACCGCCGCTTTACCTTTACCCTTGCCTTTCCTTTTTCCCTTCACTGCTTCACCGGGTAATTCCAAAACCTTGGTACACAGGAGTACCGTGGGTTCGCGCTCGTCTTTTTTCTTCGCCAAACCTTTATACTCCACGACCTTGCGAAGGAAGTGACCTTTAAGCCCGACCAGGTAGCCAATGTTCTCGGCATCCATCTGGTTAAGCGGGAACCCGGCCTTGACAATAGACCCAAGCAGCATACCAAACTTACTCTTCTTGGTAAGCGTGCCTTTGGATTTGAGTACGATGAGCCCCATACCGGTATCGTCAGGCGCGAAATCACCCTTGCCACCTACCGAGTACAAACTCACGTCCTCTTCACCATCAATATCAAACACCACACGGGCACAGGGTATTTTCTCCTGAATACTCCCGCCATAATCCGTCATGGTAAACCTAATATCGGAGATCACACCGTCAAAATCATCAATTAGTCCTCCACCCTCTGCAAAACCATCCGGGCGAAGATTTACTTTTTCAGCCATCTTGCTTCTCCTTCTTTTAAAACATGGTTTATATTATTTGGGGCATTCCCCAAAACAATTTAATCCTCTTTTTCCCTCCTTTCTTCCTGTACTCTTATATCCATTTTAACACCACCAATAAATATTGATTCTACATAATCCTCAGAAGTAGATAAGGCTTGAAAATAACCGGAGAGTATTTTAAACGCGTCGTCAATACCCTTTGCCTCAAACACACCATTATCAATATTTATAATAAATTTCTTAAGCATGATTATCTGGGATTACCAACTATTTTAACAGCCAACCAGCTATTAAATAGACGGTACGCCTTTCTGACAAACTTTGGCATTATTTTGAGAGGAAACGGCAAAAGAAGAGTTACATTGTCGATCCCACCAAATTGCCCATACCCATCGTGTGGCTCATTGGTTTCAATAAATCCACAGGGGCATAAATTTACTTTGTTACTCATACTTCTTCTCCTTTGGTAAGTGATTTTTTAAAATCCGGTCCGAGATGTTCCCAGACCACGCCCTGCTCCTCTAACGCCCTCCTCTCCTTTTTAATTACTTCACTCACAGCCACAACAAGCAAATTGGTCATACTTGAATACTTCCCTCCTGTTAGATAGATTACACGTTCCATATCCTCTACAAGCTTGGGTGAAAACCGGAACGTCTTCATAACACAAACAGTTGCCATATTACCTCCCCCTTCCTTTCTCGCCTTTTTCCCTTATACATAGTATAAGGAAAAACCTTGTAATGATTATTTACGCTTAATTGCCATTCTTTCGTGCAGTTCTCTATGCTCTTTCCCCGTCACTATCATTAAATTGTCAATATTGTTGTTGGACGGGTTTCTATCTATATGGTGTATGTCTATGCCTGGTGGTATTTTACACCCAAGCCACATCTCCATAACGTAGCAGTGTTCGCTTACAGATTCAATAAAAGTAACTTTAAAAAGTTTAACGTATCCGCGCCCAATTTTACACTTAAATGGGTACTCCGGATAGCCAGACTTTTCTAAATTATCGGTGTTTATTGCCCGCATATTATATAACCCCTCTGTTTATATTACAGTAACATCCATTTTCACCCTCCGAACACCCACCGAACTGGGCTCTAAAAATTGCGTTCGTTTTATTCACCGAACACCCCACCGAACAAAAATCACCTAAACTACTTCCGCCATTGACTTCAAATACCATTTCTCCACCGAACTTTGTATTTTCAAGTGTTATCGTTCGGTTGTGTGTATCTATACACAACGAACACCGAACAACCTACTCCACAAACCCACTAAAATTTACCTTATCATAGCCAATAGGATTGATCTCACTATACTGCTCCATACCCTTCAATGTGAAGAGGCCAGATGGCATTAATAATCCCTCAGCTATCGCCAGCTTTTTAACCTCGCTCGTGTATGCTTTGCTGCAATTAAGAAATCCATGCACTTCTGATTGCGCCATGCCCTGACCAAGACATTTCACTATCCTGTCCTTGAGGACAATAATGGGTTTGTTGGTATGCCATTGGATAGCCCCGCGCTCATTATGGATAGATATTGAAAATGGCTTAACATCGGTGTTGAGGCCGCGGGACTTGCTGAAGCCTATTTGAAACACGGCCTCGCTACCTTGTTTGAACCCAGGTGGCGATTCCAGTGTTATACTCACATCGGCGAAGTCCTCCACGCTTGATGTGCCGCGTATACCGCTCCGGGAGTTCTTTCCAAAGTGGCATATCAACACAGTAGCCACCCCAATGCGCCGTATCGCCAATAGCCATTGCCCCACATCATCAAAGTCCTTCTTGTCGTTCTCGTCCATGCCGGGGAATGCCGCGCTCTTGTTATCCAATATCAACACGCCGTAGCGTCCGGAGCACGCTGATAGGAACTCCAACAGGTCTTGCCGCTGGGAATGGTGGTTGAGGTTGAGTATTCGCCCGGTCTCGTATTGGCTATACTCACTATTGTACCAATCCAGGGGGGCATGTGGTTTGCCGATGCCGCGATTGAGTCCAGCTATCCGAGGCAGCATCTCACCCTGGGGCATCTCCATGTCCAGGTAGAGCACGCCTACAGGCCTCTCAACGAACCAGCTCCCGATAGAGCTACCGCGTGTCAGGGCGTAGGCCAGAGCCAATCCAAGCCATGTCTTGCCACCGCCACGTTGACCGCCGATGAGTGCTATGGTGCCAGCATGTAGCCACGGGTGCATGAAACAGGTGCGCTCGGGTAGTTCGTATTCGCCGGTTTCTACTCGGTTGGTATCGATTAGGGCTTTACCTATGTCCATTTGGCATATCCTCATGTGTGTGTTTGTCTTTGAGTACTACTTTGCTTTTGCATCCCAGGAGCGCATCCCAGACCCGGTAGAACACCCTATCATGGATTTCCCCGCACATAGCCACCAAGCTCCAGAAGTGATGCTTAAACCACCACCAGAGGAGGATAGATAGGAAGACAGTGGATATGAGGAAGCCTATGATGAAGAAAGGGATGAGGGCTTCAATTAACATGTTTGCCTCCCCCCTCCTTCAACCGCCCATTTGCACGAGCGATAAGCTCTTTTGGTTTACTATGCGGAAATTCGTAACAACCGCGGTTCTCAGAATCTACTTTTACGTTTATCCACTCCACCAACTCCCGAATCAACGTCTTGTCAGCTTTGCGGTGTTCCTGCATAATAACAGCAAGCTTGCGATTAGATTTGTATGTATCTTCAAAAAGGGATTCCGTAATATCCGCCCTGATATAGCAGATGTCGTCTGTTATGCCATCATTTTGTGGGCGATTATGCCATATAACACTTGGTACAATTTGTCCCTGTCTTTCAGGCGGACACCATTCAATCCATATTTCCTTAGGTGCTTTCATGTGCCTAACCTACTTTC